GTCCTCCGTTATATAACCACTCGTCGAGGGTTGCAGCTTCCCAGATTGGGTAGAAGTGAAGACCGATTGCGTTAGAGGATGGGACGATGGCTCCCGAGATGATGTTGTTTCCATAGAGTAAAGATCCAGCAACTGGTTCTCTTATTCCGTCTATGTCAACAGGCGGTGCTGCGATGAAAGCGATAATAAAACAAGTTGCTGCAGTAAGTAAGCATGGAATCATAAGAACACCGAACCAACCAACGTATAGTCGGTTGTTAGTGCTTGTTACCCAATCACAGAACTGATTCCAATTATTCTGTTTTGGTAATGTAAGTGTACTCATTTCTTTTTAGGTTTAGTTTTTTTGGCAGCTTTCTTTGCTGCAGCCTTACCAGCTGGGGTATAGGCATATTTTTTTCCGTTAACTGTTGGCATGATAAAGTTTCCTATGTAATTTAATTAAGCTTCAAGCTTACCTTTACCTATTAATAAAGCATCAATTAATTGCCTATCTTTCAGACCACTTTTACGCATAGAACCAGTACGTTGATCTTGTCCTATACTTTTTAGGTAGTTAGTTAGTTGTTGTGCATCTGCTATTTTTAATTGGCTGTCTGCTTGGACTCTATTTAGAAAAGGATGCATCCATTTGAATGGTACAATGTCTTTTCCTGGGGTAACGTTAGGACCGACACCATTATTTATCCTCCATTGATTAACCCATTGTCTGGTGGCTTCTAATTTTTGCCCTTTATTCATGGTTAAAATTTCATATCAGATCTTGCGAGTTTCTCCATTATATCATTACGATATGCTGGATCATTATCATAACGAGGATCACTCATAGCCTGCACCATTTCTTGCTGGCTACGGAATGTATCAGTGTTACCTTTGGGTGCATTTCCTGTTAACATTTTTCCGTCATAACCTACTCTATCATTATATCTTTGAGCTAGAGAATTGACTGCAAAGAAGGCAGAGTTAATATCTCCACGTTCCATAACAGCATCATACATAGCTACTTCTTGTTCAGTTAAATTACTCTGAGCCCACTGTAGCATATTAGTATAATTCTGCTCTCCTCCAACTAACTGTTTTAATTCTGAAACATCTCTTTCAGAGAACTCAGAGATAGGTTGGTATTTAGTTTCAGCATCAGCTCTCCAATTTAAAAACTGTTGAACTACTTGCTGAGTAGACATCCCGTTTATCTTATCAATAAGATCTTTTGAGATCTCTCCTTTTTCAGATGAGGCTTGACTATATAAATCTTCTAAGAAGGCAAAGTCAGGGGGTGAATCATCTGCCTTATCTTCTTCTGTGTCAGTTTTTTCTTCTGCTTCGGGCTGATCTGAATTTTCTTCTTCTGAAGTTGGCTGAGATTTTTGGCCCAATTTTTTCTCTAGTTCTATATAAGCCTTCTCTAATTCTTGAGCATCTTTATATTTACCCGCAAGCATACTCTCTTGGGCTTGCTCCATAGCCTCTCCTACTTGGAGAGACTCTTTCTCTTCAGATGTTAAATTATTCTCCGTGGTAACTGAATCAGTACCAGGATCATATGTCATTGTTTCTGCCATAATTTACTGAGGTGGTAACTCTCCTTGTGGAGACATTGCTTCCATTAATGCTGGATTTTTACTTGGATCAAACACTGGTGCTTTAGCCATGTTAGGTGCTTGCTCCATTGCTGTTTGTTCCATCTGTGCTTGTTGTGCTGCTTGTTGTTCTTGCTGTAACTGTTGATCTGATTTAACAAGATTAAGTACGTCAATACCTTGAGCAGCTGCTAGTCGTTTAATAACTTCACTTGGATTTATATACTGACCTATAGCTTCTGGTCCCATTGTCTGTGCAATAGTTGTTAAGAACTGTCCTAATGCTTGAACATCTTGTCCTCTGCCTAAACTATTTATACCAGCTACTATAGTAGGTTTAACTAATCCTTTAGGTATACGTGGAATCTCTCCTGTCTTTTGAAATACGTTTAAATATCTATTCAAATATGGTACTAGAAACTCAACCGTGAGTAGGCCGAAGAGGCCACCTAATTGCTGCTCTAGCTCCAACTGAGTCATCCTAACTTCTTCCGCAGTAGTACGTTCTGACTGCCTGACATTTAGTATAAGGAATGCCTCACTTAATCTTTTCTCTAACTGACCCATCAACTCATAGGCTGTCTGGAAATCAGCTGTCTTCCCTACTTGTATTACTCCAATATCGTCTGGTCGTCCTTGAACGATTGCTCCATTACCCGCCTGTGCGAGTGTGGCTGGTTTTGTTGTGCTTGAGGGTGATACTACAAAGACAACCTTAGCTGCCGCTGCAGAGCCTTCTACGATAGCCTGAGAGAGTGCTTCAAGAGACTTAAGATCTCCTATGAATTGTCCTACTCTTCCTCTACCATAGGCTTCACCATCTACAGAGTTAAACCTCAAAGGTAACCACGGAGTAGCTTCTACTGGTGCTTTACTTATAGATTTAGGGATTACTTTCCCGTAAACTTCTTGGTGCCAAATAAATCTGTTATTATCACGAGTGACATGTGTGTACACATCGCATTCTTCCTTACCCATATCTGTGATACCTTCATCATTAGCAGAATATGCTTTTGATTTTATCTCATCTTCTTTAGGTAAGAACTCTTCAATTAACTTTTTATTGATACGTTCTTTTGTGACTATTTCTATTACATCACCGTTACCATCTCTTTCTATAACGTAGCGATTCAAGGGGAATAGTTTTAAACCTCGTCTGCTCATAAAGACCAAAGCATTACCACCTACAACTAGATGTTGTAATGCTTGATGTATTATTACACGATCATCTGATGCAGCAATAGCATCAAGGATAGTGCGTTCTATCTTTGCAAACGATAAGTCTAATTCTGATTTTATTTCTGGAGAAAACTCCTCACCTAAGTTTGATTCATCTACCTGTAGCTTAAAGAAGCTGGTTTGTGGAGGGACTAATGATAGGGATAGCTTAGATGCTAATGCTACCACTCCCTTTGCACCAACGCTTTGCCATGGAGTTTTTATATTTTTCATACCTTTTTGGTATTCTTCGTGACCACGAATAAGGTATGGTAATGTTAACTTAGATGCTTGTTCTGCTTCGCTTAGAAACTGGGCTCGGTCACTTGTTAAATAATCATAACGTTCTTTAGCTGTTGCCATTGTTATTATACGTTAAGTGATCCAGTTTGTAAGTTTGCTCTATTTAATGAGCCAGTTCCACCAGCTCTTGGTTTAGTAAATGTCATACCTTTTTGAGTTCTGACACCTGTTACACCTGATCCTTGCTGTTGTGATAAGTTATATAGATCTTTCATTTGCTGCTGTTGAGCTCCTGATAATCCAGCAAAGTCTGATGTTAATGCTGCATTACCTCGTTGAAGGTTAGCTATATTAGCTTGTGATGCTGCTTGACCTGCTCTTAGATCTGATAAACCTGACCTTAACTCATCTCTAAAGTCTTGTTCTCTACCTAGGTTAGCTTGTCTACTAGCTTGCCAGTTTTGGAATCCTAATGCTTGTTTATCTAGGTCACCGAACTTAGCCCTAATCCATGCGTCATCGTAATCGTTAGGTGTTTCAGTAGTTTGGTAGATAGTTTTTGATCTTCCGCCTCCCATAATTTTTTACCTTAATGTAAGTGTTGCGTAGGAATGTGTGTCATTCCAGTTTAAAGTTTTTAGTTTCTTTACAAGACCTTTCCTGATCTTTGCTACGGAATCATTAAATGTTTCCATTACTAAGTCGAAATCGTGGCCTGATTTAGTAGCCCATCCATGTATATGGAATCCTTTTTTACTTGGGTACTGTGTAAATTCCCCAAAGCAAACTGATTCTATATCATGTCCGTCAACTACTATCCATAAAAAACATCTACCATTTATAATAGGTCTTAACATATCATTAGCGTCAGCTCCTTCTGGGGAGTGAGCTAATGCTTTATCTATTAAAGGCTTTACTTCAATCCATACTGTCGGTACTTCATTGGGTGGGACAAGTATTGCTCTCATTTTATTTTATGTGGTGGTCTTTTATCTCTTGTTGAAGTTTCTAATTTTCTCTGGAATTGAGATTTAGATTTTATTTCTTCTGCTAATTCGTTGAACTGAGCTATAGGTATAAAGACATCATAATTAAATCCTTTAGCGGTGCCTAATTTATTAGCTAAATCATTTGCTCTTGCTGCAACGATTCCTCCTTCTATAAGATCTGCATGATGTGGACTCTTCCAAGCTTTGTAATTAGGGTCATGATCTACATCCCATTTATCTTTTATCCTGTATCCTATTAAATTATTATCAGCATCATATTGTGGAGAGAAATCTAAGTGACCTAAAGATCCTAGTGTTCGTTTAGACCCTGTATATCCACTACCATATGTACTTAGTAATGTACTATTAGGATCGTAGTTAGGATTAGGTACCCATGCTGGTCCTAAATCAGATAAACCTTTTGGGTTGTTAGGGTTTGGTATCTGTTTATCTCTATTAGGATAAGCACCTCTTAAATGCTCACCAACTACATCAAGTAAGATGTTCCGTGGTAATTTGTCAACCACATCACCCTGTACTCCACCTGTCAGGTACTGTATAAAACGTTTATAATGTTCAGGTGTTTGTATGGCATCCAGAACAGTATCTCTTATACTTAGTGGGTTTGTTTGTTGTGCTGTTTTAATTCCTAATCCAAATAGGGCTCCACCTGTAGCTACTCCAGCTGCTGGTGTTGGTAGAGTGTCAAGAGTTCCACCAGGGGTGAAACGTGTTCTAGGTAGGAAAGCGTTCCAAGGTCTCATGTGCTGCCAGTTTTTGATACCACTTCTAGTAAGTTCAGGTAACATACCTTTCTTATGTGCAAGATTAGTAACAGTACTCTTAGCTACTTCATTCTTAAGTAGATTACCGCCTGCACCTATCGCCCACGGTATACCTTTAACTGCTGCACCTGTTGCAGCTAACATTCCTACATCACCCATTGGTGATCGAGTCTTACCCCCAATCTTCATGTCTTCTAAGACACCTGGGGGTAAGGACTTCTCATAATCATCTTTATTCATTATCCAACCTAGATTTATACCACTCTACTACTGATCGTTGCCCTGCTTTATACATAATACTAGACAACTCTTCTTTAGGATGTGGGTTTACTGGTGGAAATTTTTCTTCCATCTCGTTTACTAATGACTCGATGGTTGGGCCAATTAATGGCTCAAGCGTATTGGGGTAGATTGACATTACTATGTTCAAAGAACGCTGGCATTCTAGCTGCTTTGGTGTCAGAAAACTCTGGGGCTCTGCCCTCATACATTAAGCGATCGCTAGCATCCAGCCAAAATTTTTTGTCCAAATATTTATCGGCAGTATTTATACCTAGAGGTTGAAGAACCCAGTTAATGGTGGCCTTCCTAAGTTTATCCAAAGAAGGAGAAGGAGATAGACCCAACTCTGTACATACAAGGCTATTACTGCCGACATGGATCTGTTCGTCTCTTGAGATATCTGCCGAAACTGTACGAAGAGCAGCATCGCCATTAAACCTAAACAAAGGGAGAAGAACAAAGAAGATTGCTCTTTCAGCCACGAGAGCTTTGGTAATTGTATGATCAGGGTGTGCAATCCAAGCATCTCTAATCCTCATAGCTTCTTTTTCTGACTGTGAATCTGCACCATGGGCTTCTACAATATAACCCAAGGCGATATCATGTTTAATCTCGTCTTTAACGTTTGACTCGAGAAGTACCCTAGCATTTTCGGGTACCTCTTTCTCAAGACCTTCTTTAATAAATTCTCCAACTGGTAGCTCCATATGACGTATTGCGAGAGCACGCTTGATGGTTTCTTCAGCACCTTCTTTAAATTCTCCTTTGGTTGGTTGGACTGGTGTCCAAGTTCTTTTTCTTTCTAATAATCTTGTGTAAGGATGTTTTCTCATTATTCTTGACAATCACAGGTTACTGGCTCGGCATTACCGAGTATGTCCTGCAAGTAATCATCGACTTCGGCTTTATCTAATGCTGCATACGCATCGCTCTTGTCCTGTACGTCGCCCATTACCTGAAGGCTGTAGTAGAGGGAGGTCTGGGGTGAAAGTAACCACTCTTCAACGAAATCCCTATCATAGGTCACAACATCTGACCATGAATTAAAGGAATACCCGTGAAGAAGTCCCGTATTGTTGAGCATTATCATCAGCTGGTTTGCTACACGCTTGTATGCGTCCCATCCTACTTCTGAGGCGATCTCAACATCGCCATAGTTATATGTTTGTACTCCAAAAGTACCACTGTCACGATCAACAGAACGTGCTATTGGAGGTGCTATTTCAGGGGTAGAGGTGTACCCATCGCAATCCTGGCTACGATAAGAGCAGCTTGCGGTAGGAGCTATAGCAAAAGCTCTTACCATATTACTTTGTTTAGCAATATATGCTG